CCACCTGTGCCACGATAAAAGCTATTATTTAAAAGATTGACAATCTGACGAGCTGTGCCTTCGGAATCGACGGCACCATTGACGGTGATGTTGTAAGTGTTGCCAAAACCGCCCGATCCATTTAATGGAACAATGGCCTCCGGGCCAGCCTCACCAATCATGGCAAGCGTGGGAGAATTTACAATTCCACCTTTTGCCAGCAATGGAATATCCGGAAATATGTCTGCAACCTTAAAGCCTTTACCGCCTACGATTGGAACCCAATCGGGAACGGTGATGTCAATGGCAAAATCAAGTTTGTTCCATATTCCAATAATTCCATTAAGCACAGCTTTCATGCCGTCATAAAGTGGTGTAAAAATGGTTTTTGCTGATGTGGCCAAATAATCTTTTATGTCCACAAAGAAATCTTTGACAGCTTTAAATCCAGCCGTGACGGCCTTTGTAACGGATGAAGCAACGTCAATCAATCCAGTAATTACATCGGCAATGCCAGTAATTGCGCCTGATACAAATTTACCTAAAATTGGTGCAATAGTATCTCGCAAGAATTTAGCCAAAACTTCAAAAGCATCTGCCAATGGTTTTAAGTTTGTTTCGTTATCCTTCAAAGCTTTAGCAATAGTACCAAAAGCATCAAATACAGCTGTGATAATCGGAACAAGCGTGACTTTTAATATTGGTACGACATAATCATTGATAAAATCGTATAAAGCCTTAAATGCTGGAACCAATACTTCTTTGAAATAATCACCCAAAGTTTTAAATACTGGCTGTAACTCCTTACCAATTGAATCGGCTGCCGCTGTGATTGCTGGAACAGCTTTTGAAACAAAAGCCGAAACGAGTGGTGTAATGGCATCTAATACAAATGCACCAACTGTTTCCTTACCTTCATCAAAAGCAACCTGCAATCGCGTCATCTTGCCTTGAAATGTCTCCGCCGCTGTTGATGCTTGACCGCCAAAAGTATCGGTGAGCTTGTCCATGATTGTGCTAAATTCAGCATTGACCTCTTTAGTTTTGCCTGTGGCATCACCAAGTTTTGTTGTTGCCTCCTCTAATTTGGCACGCGCGGCATTTCCTTTTTCGCTGTTAATTCCAAATTTGAGTTCGGCTGCCGCAACCGCATTTGTAGCTTTTTCAACAGCTTCATGAGCCTTTGTGACTCCGGCACTATCGACAATCGTTTTCTTNACTTCGATACCAAGCTTGCCCAAAGCCGTAACGTTGCCATCATAGGCTTTTGCTAATGCCTCCGAAATTGTTTGTAAGTCTTTACCGGTACCCACAGAAATGTCCATTGCCAAATTTGTGAGCTTTTGAGCTTGATCAACCGATTTAGTGGATCGCACCAATCGATCAAAGGCTGGACGCAATTTGTCATCTGTGATGCCTGATGCCAAAGTCGTTTTGGTTATGTATTTTTCAACCTGTTCAATTTGCTTTTTGGTGGCGTTTGTAACGTTTTGTAATGTTGTGGCCAGTTTTGCCTGTGCAGCTTCATCCTCGATTGCAGCCTTAACGCCATCAATTAAAAGTTTTCCGGCGTAAGCTGCCGCCGCTGCACCGGCTACCGCAAAAGCGGCACCAACTTTTTTGCTAAAATCACCAATTTTGCCAGCGGAGGATTCAACTCCTGCATTGGCTTCGCTTAACGATTTTTTTAATTGATCGACATCGCCAAGAATGGAAAGTTTAAGTGATCTTGATCCGACAGCCATTACCACTCCTTCAAAATTCTACTGAAAGCATTTTCCCATTGCGAAATGATATGGCTTTGTTCGGCTCTTAATGTTGGATAAATAAACCATCCACGCGATCCGCGACCTTCGCGGCCTGACCAGACCGGAAATTGTTTAAATTTGTTTGAGCCAAATTCGTAACCGCCCCAAAGTTGCTGCGTTGTGCCACCACCACTTAATTTTTGAGATGCAAAACCAAAAGTAATTTCACCGGTTTTAGATGACTTTGAAACCTTCGATCCGGAAGCAATTTTTGGAGCAACCTTATTCTTTGAATTCAAAGCATTGTTTTGAATTTTGTTTTGCAGGTAAGTGGCCAATCCATTGCTGACATCTTTGGCCTCAATTACAGCTTGTTCATCCATAGCTTTAAAAGCCGAATAGATTTTGCGGAGATCGGCTTTATCGTACGCGACCGCTTCCTCGCTCATTTCGCTCCTTTAAAATCTCTAGTGCGGATAAAATATCCTCTGCGCTTTGCCATTCACTCATTGGTATGCCTGTCTCAATAGACAGTTCAACCAATAAACGACTTAGACTTCCGCGCTTGTGGCTTTTGGGTCATTGTCACCGGTTGTTACATCGGCAACAGTTTCAGACCAAATTTCGAAAGGCTTGACAGGCTTTCCAGCCGCTTCACGTTTCATTGCGTGATAAGCCAAAAACATTAGATCAGCGATGCCGATCTTTTCTTGAGCTTGCTGGATGGTAAAGCCTGTCTTGCCTTCCCACTTAGCCCACTCCGGCGGCTGCGCGATGTAGGTTTCTGTGTTTCCTGCCGTGTATTCGATTGAGATTGATAGTTTCATGCTCCCGATTCCTTATCTTTTAGCTAATTGTTAAAACTGGAGTAGTGACGCACATGAATGATAATGAAACGGTTTGTGCGTCCGGTGCTGTACCGCCGGCAGACGGCAAAATTGGCTGTACATCAAAAGCAAATGATGCGCCTGTGGCAGACACAAATACAACTGGTAATCCTGTATTTGGTGCGTTTGTTGCAGATGTCCAAAGTGCCTCGCACAATGATGAAGCCGCGCCCCAATCTGCAAGCATTTCGACAGCGAATGTGCCTTGAGTATCTGTTGTAAAATACGCCTTGCCATCGAGTGTTTGATAGGTGTTGATTGTTGAATCAACAGTTAATGTGGCTGATGTGGCTTGAGCATCAAAATCATCACCATCAATGGTGAATGTAATGTCTCTGCCGGTGATGATTGTTGTTGGCATGATTTCTCCTTAGTCGGTGTAGTAGGTGCTGACTTGTAAATCGGCCGTAAGATACTTACCGGCACCGACTTCCAATGGTTGAGGTTGATTCACATTGCCCACAACATAACCGCTGGGCATTGTGCCGATGATACTGATCATCAATTGTTCTAAATTGTCTAAAGCTGCAGCATTGTTTGAATAACCAACAACGCCTGTCACAGTTAAATTGATTTTGACTTTTGTGGTTGCGCCATTGATTAAAACGCTTTCAAGATACGGCGCGTCCGGAATCAAACAAATGCTCGGACTCGTCATTGTCTCTGGAATTCCGTTGTACACATTGGCCGCTATTGTCGAAAGTGCTGTTTGCAATGGTGTGCGGATGTCGGCTTCGATAGTCATTGGCACATCGTTTCAACATCCAAAAATGGACCTAAAAGCCCGATCACTCTGTTGCTCAAGCTGCGCCCCAAAATAAATGGCGATGGTTGAAAATTATCTGACATGATCTGATTGCCGGGAGCTGTGATGCTTTGGAAAATTTCAACAGCTACAACCAAGATGGCGTTTTCAATCGGGGGAGTGTTTGCATAAAGTGATGCGGCTGATCCGCCGGATAATGTAGCCAATGCGTTAGGAATAAACGGCAATGGATAGTCACGATCAGCCGCCGCTGTTGCAGCGGTAAAGGTATAAGGCTCAATACGATCATCGGTGACTGTATAGGTCGCGTTGTAGGCTCCGGCCCCGGTTACAACAACAGATTGACCCGGCACAAAGTAATTTGGCCGCATTGTGGTGAAATAAATGACGGAATCACTCACATTGGCAAAAGTCACCGATGATTGGTATTGCGTAAGTAAAGGCAAAATGGTTTGCTCAGCCGAATCTATAAAAGAATCAAGCTGTGCATCTGAGTACAAAGAAACCGAGACACCAAGAATTTGTCTCAGCTGTGCAGCTGTAACGATTGCCGGCATCTCGGTTCCTTTCGTATAAGTAGCGTTCGGGAGCGACCGCTACCGATGATTAGTTAGTTCTGGTTCCAACATGCGCCAAATGGAATCTTTGGTGCAATTGCTGCATATCCGTAATACAGGATGTCAATGGTTCCGTCTGAGTTGATATTAGTTCTCAGCGTAAATCGAGGTGACTCGTACCATGTCCATGCATCTGGATTAACAACAACCATTGAAAAATCTCCGGTTGATGTTGTTGGACCGGCGTTACCAATTGAGCGAGACACAAACAGATTGAGGCCCGGTGAAACTACGCCGCGCAATGAATCGCCGCGAACATTTCCTGCCGCATTGCTCGGTTGCGCCGCATTGTATAGAGGTGCGCCATTGTCGTTGTATCCCATGATGTTTGTCCATTGTCCGGGTGAAACAACAATGTTGCGAGCAAATCCGAGTGATGAATTATAGACAGCACCGGCGGCCTGAGATGTATATCCCAAGAATCCTGTTGCTGTGTTTGCATTGACTCCAGTTTGCTGACCTGCTCCGGCAATTGTGCCAGTAGCAAATTCATCAGTTACTTTTGCATAAGCAAATTCGAGATTAGCAAGCAAAGCTGTTAGGTATTCAGGCCGGCTGCGGTCAATCAATTCAATTGTTGAAATTGCGCGACCTTTAAAGCTCTGAACAGGAACGCTCAAAAATGTAGCAGATAGATTTGATTCTGTAATAGCTGCATTTTCAGCAATGTTCGCAACCGTTGGCACGGCTGTAATTTTTGGCAACTCGAATGTCATGCCTTCGCCAACTAGAGTTTCGCGGCTTAGCGCATCAATCATTCCGCGATCAGCATTTGCCAATGCGTTGATTACCTGAGTGCTTTGTGGTGTTGGGATCATGCCGGGTGCTGTTGATGTTGTGTTATCGGCAGCCTTTACATACTGACGAGAATCCTCATCATGCAAAATTGTTGCCTTTAGGTAATGCTCAAGATAAGAAACCTTGTTTACGATTGGTGATCGTGGTGCTGTGTAATATGCAGGTCGTGATGCCTGTACAGGTTCGACTGTTGGAGCTTCTACCGGTTCAACGGCAGGAGCGGCTTGTTCGGTAGTGTTTTCCACTTTGTCTCCTTCATTTGGGTTTGTTGTATCTGATCCTTCTTGAGTTTCAGAATCCTCTGATGCTGCAACCTCTGAAACGCGTGCAGATCGCACAGCGGGTTCGGTGACGAGTGCAACGCCTTTAAGCTGTCCATTCAAAACTTTCATCGTGCCATCTTTTAACATTTCATAATTATCCACGGCCAGTTCAATTGAGAACCCGTCTCTTAGTCCAGTCATTGCTTCCTCTAAACTGTCTGAACCGGCTGTCGTATTTGCAATTTTAAAGGTTGCTGTCATTTCTTTGTCATTGACACTCATTGCAATGCTTTTTCCAATTCTGCGAGTGATGTCATGTTCTAAATTTAAAAAGACATCTCCAGGCTGAATTGATCCGCGAGCAAAAACAACCTTGCCTGTTGATGCATTTGCCGTTTCGTTAAATGCAACAATGCGGCCGGTGA